GAGATGCAGACAGTACGCATTCTCAGTCGCGTGTGGTTCAAGAACAGCGATGAACAGAAGATCGAATCATGGGATGATCTTGTGGAAGCATTGGCTGGCGATGATCCCTTTGGAGCGCATGCGTCTGAGTTCGCTGACAAGTTGAATGCGTGTCTGCCACTTGTGAATGCATTGCGTGATCTTCCTGCAACGAATGAGGAGCAAACCGAGGGACGCAAGACTGATCCCGCGAATGCTCGTACGTTTCGTGAGAGTCGCAGGCGCCCGTACTACGCAGACATGCATGGCGGCAATGTGGGAATCTATTGCGGGCGCCTTGTCTGCATCGACTTTGGAGATTCATCATTTCGCAAGTGAGCACACACCTGTCCGAACAGTACAGGGGAGTCATGGGACTCCCGATGGAGCCTCGTGCTAGCTTGCCCCCCTCAAAGAATTCTTAGTTACCTCCCCTAGCCGGAATCCTCCTCTGGGACTCCTACCCAAAAATCCTTTAAGGGACTCCCTACCCGGAATCCTCCTTTGGGACTCCCACAGGGACTCCCACCCCAAAAATCCTTTAAGGGACTCCTACTGGGACTCCTACCCCGTGGAATTCGACGGGATTAAATCGAAAGGGACTCCTACCCCTGAGACTCCCCCATAAGAATTCTTTGAGATAAATACTCTTATGAAAACATTTCTTCAATACATTACCGAACTTAAATTAAACAAAGCCGTTAGACGATTAAAGTCAAAGGATTATGACACATCATTAGCTGGCTTTGATGATGTTGGTCGAGCAACACAGAGACAAACCGCAAGAGCAATGACTGCAAGTATGGCTGGTGATCACGAAAAAGCTGGTGCGATTGGAACAGGTGTTGATGTTGCACATAAAGCATTGTTGTCTCGCGCTTATAATCGAAACGTAGCAAGACGCACCATGAGTGGTGAGAAGTTTGCTGGCGGCATCGCTGGTAAGATCGAAGACTTCCATAAGTCAGTCGGTGACAGAAAAAGATTTAATGATCGTATGAGTCAACAAGGTCCTAGTTTTCTTCCAACTTGGATGGAGATAGATGCTATACACAGACTCGATACTGGTAAAGACAAAGCACCAGAACAGGAAGACAGCGACTTACATGGGCATATTCTAAGATCACAATTAGCCAATGCTGCTGTTGGATTGGGTGGGCGTGCTTCTGACGTTCCTGCGTTTAAACCCAAAAAAAATTATAAACTATGAAGAGATTTATTGAGTACATCCTCGAAGATATTGAAGTAATAGACGATGTTGGGCATCCTGAAAGTGTAAGTGAACCTCGATCTGTGCTTGGTGTCCCACATAAAGCTTGGCAGAAGCATGCAATAGCAAATGGTCGAAACGTAGAGAAGCTCGGTAAAATCGGAGATCGTTATACTGTCTATAGTTCCATAGGACATGGCAATTATAGAAAGAGTGAAGACGCGAATCTCGCTGACTACGAAGGTGAGTATCCCGGACACGAACAACGATTAGACCGCGAGTTAAATGACACACATCACTATGTGGCAGTTCATAATACGAGCGGTAAGATCGCAGCAATAACTTATGGAAGAGTCGGTAAAGGCACGAACAACGAAGTTGCTAACCGCGGAACCTATAAACCCACCATGACTCATGCTGCATTGGGGCACAGATATAGTGACAATGGAATCTCGCTTCCTGCTGAGATATACAAACACATCTCAAAGAAACACGCAGTCGAAAGCGGCATACAACAAAGCCCCGGTGGTGCTCATGTCTGGGAACGACTCATTCGAGACAGAGACGCAAACGTGCAATTCAAAACTAGCTCTGGTGCTAAGCGAGTTCCTGCAGTGGGTGTTCCTACGTCTAAGATCTGGATAGACCAAGAGAATTGGGGATCTCCAGTGAAACGCGCAATGTTAGTGTTGCCAAAGAAGAAAGCTCAGAAAAAAAAATGAAGAGCTTCTCACAATTTCTTCAAGAAGATTTTCCCATGATGGAACCCACTTCCAGGCATGCTGGTAATACATTCACTACTAGAATACCAGATGGTCCATCCACCAAACTTGGTCGTATTGGTCCATATGAAGTTCATCACCATCACGAAATTGATCAGGTGTCTGTGCAGCATCAGGGAAAGCAAGTTGGTGTGATGGATATCGGTAATGTGGGAAGAGGTAGAATAAGCATTAATATGCCAGAGATGCATAGAAAGCATAGTGGTAAGAATGCATTAGTAAGAAACCTAGTTCCAAAAGTCTATTCTATGATTGCAGATAAAATAGCACCAGTAGAGAGTGGAACAGTACAGACTCCCGGTGGTAGATCTATTTGGAAAAGATTGGCAAAAATGAAACCAGTCACGCTTGGAACACCAACTGGATTCAGAGCCCCTACAAGCGTAAAAGTACATACTCATTCAAAGCATCCAAACCTCTTTATGAATGCAGGAAACTTTCAAGATTATGCTGATGAGCATGAAGCGTTACATGGTGGTGAATATGCGGGTTATGGAAATTTTAAAAATGCAAAAGAACATTTAACTGTTTCTGGAATGCACCCAAAAAGATTGGCAGCGATCAAGAAAAAAGAACATCTTCCTCATCCGAATGAGTTCAAAAAGAAAACAATTAAACTCAGTGATATTAAGAAGTATAATCCTGCTGTGCATGATTCGTTTGTTTATGGTCATCCATTTCAAGAAGATGGAAACGAAGATATAGTTCTACGCTTAGATGGTAAGAAAAAGAAGAGCAGAAGCTTGATGAAAAAATTTGTTCAATACATCTCCGAAGACATTGAACTGTCTGATGATCTGAGCAAACCCAGTATCAAAACAAAAAGACCGTATATTGGTATGCATGAAGATCAATGGAGAGAACATGCAACAAAAGAAAAAAGAAGAATCAAACCAATCGGTACTATTGGAACAGATTATACCGTGTATAGTTCTACCAATAACAGAGGAGATCATACTGATCATGACGGATCGGATAGTAAAGATCCTCAAAGAAGAGTTGGGCATTACACACATCATTTTCTAACTGTTCATAATAAAACTAAAAGTGTAGTTGCATCTGCCTTTGGACATAGTAACGAAGGAAATTGGTCTTCGGGAGCAACCTTTGTACATCCTGATCATAGTTCCAAGAAAGTTGGATTCTCTGTGCCTGGTGAAATGTACAAACACATATCAAACCACCACACAATATGGTCTGGTCATACAAATACTGTTGGTGCAGTAAAGATGTGGAAAGGGTTGATACAAGATCCTGAGAATAAGGTACAGCATGTGCCGCCCACGCTAAGGGCTGGCAAAGCAAAACCAGCACATGGAATGCCCGATACTGAAATTTGGGCTACTCGTGCAGACGATACACAAACAATTGCAGCAGCTAAAAAGTCAGGAATAGCAACACATCCCGTGACTATGAAATGGGGCAGACCAGAGTCACAGGAATCTGCTAACATTGTATCTGGTAAATTAAAAATGCCAAGAAAAAACAAATGAAAAGCTTTACTCAATATATCTCCGAGATCTTTACTCCTCCAAAGGAACATACCAAGGGTGGATATCATCCCGATTTGGGATATGGTGGAAGTATTGCACACGAACCAGATCGTCCACATCATTACTACAACAAAGAACACGGAACACACACAAGAGGAGTAGCATTTAACTACAATGATATTCCGGAGCATATGTACCATGAAGTAGGAAAGTATATGAAGGGAGTGAATATTGGTGATTTACACTCCGGTAGAGCTGCGAAAATAGACTTTAGCACAGAAGAAGAAGATTTAAGTAGACCTGGAAAAAAAGTTCAGGTCTTTAATAAAGCCGAGCCAGGTAAGATGTTTCCTAGTCATGTTACACGAACGGTATTTGATCATGTTCATCATTTTATAAATTCTCATAATGTGAATCATATATTCTACGAAACTGGTAATGATAAAAAAGACAGACTATATCAAAGAGCAGCAAAACGACTTGGTGTTGGTGCAACGAATATCATGGGAACTCGCCTATCACATTGGGATATGTAATAATATGAAAAGCTTTAAACAATATCTTTCAGAGATCTTTCAGGACAAACCCGGTGTGGTATCTCATGAACATCCTGATCTTGAAACAAATTCAAAAGCTCCTGACTTTGCGCTTTATCATAATAAAGATGCGGGTGTTCAAACCAACATAACACTTCTTGGTACGGGTTCTGGTGTTGATGCAGATAGATTTCATGCAATACGACACAGATTACCTGCTCATTTTCCAGTAAGTTCTGATCAAGCGCACGAGTTGGCTCATAGGTACGATAAACTATTCCATCCTGGCCCGATTGCAGAGATTGACTTTGGAGTTCGTCAACCAGATCGACCATCTGATGAATTTAGTTTTAGTACCGTCGGAAGTAACAAATTTCCTTCACATGTTACAAAAGCTGCATTTGATCATATTCATCACTTTGTTCGAAGTCGTGGAATCAAGAACATCATGTATTACACACCCGATAAAAAGAAACATAGAATATATCAAGCAGGTGCAAAAAAGCTTGGTATTACTGCCGTAAATATGTCATATTTAGGACCGCTCGGTCCGCGAGACTGGCCATCATAGATAAACCAAAAGTATAGATACTATTATGCAATACGAATTCAAAGATCCAATAAATCAAAAACTCGCACAAACCTACAGCAAAATGGTTTCTGAAAGTCACACCGCTAAAGAGATTGCGGGCACTCCAACAGCAGAACTTCGCAAACTCGCTGCGACTTACGAACGATCCGCATCGGATCATGGAGTCAAGCATGATGCAGCAGTGGAAGCTGGAGACAAAGACAAAGCTGCAATGCTAAAGAAGAAGATGCTAGATCACACGGACGAAGCCATTAATGTTCGTGCAGAGATTCGCAAGAGAATTGGAAAGTAATTTAAAGACTAAGTTCTTCGTCTTTGCGTAATCGAATGTACTCATTCATCTTGTCGAGTACTCCGGTGTTTCTTAGCTCTTTGAATACAAGATTCTCAAAGGCAAACTCTCCAGCTTTCTGAAGACCAGAAGCTCTCATATTCTTTACTTTATCTTTTAGTTGCTTGAAAGATTGATCGCTGGCATTTGTTGCTATTAGAGTATTAATCTTTTTATTAAACTCAATAACTTTCTTCTGAATGTGAGCATTATCCATGTTCACATCGTGGTGCTTTGGTTGGTTTATCCACTTATCATTTTGTATGCTATATGCTCCCTGACCTTTTGGGAGTTTAGCATCCTTATCCTGAGCATACAGTTCTACGTCATGCCCATATATCTTGATCTTGTGAGTAAGACTCCATAGTTCTTTTTTGTCTTTGAAGTAATCATCCACCAACTCTGGGCAGTTTGGAAGTTTCTTCTTGTTGACTATTATATGAATATCAACATCAGAGTGGTCTGTGTAATTGAAGTTCGCATTGCCACCAACCAGAATGATATCCAGTATTGCGTCTGTTGGTATGTGCGCCCATGCTGCCCATGTAGTACCAATATGCAGTAACTTCTTGCGAACCACAGACTTCAAATTAGTACCTCTCCACAGCTTCTTATTGAGGGTATCGTGGTATTGCAGAGTCAAGTCTGGCTCTTCTGTGATATATTGGCTAAAATGCTTCATCCGGTTATTTAGGGATTTTCTATATACTAAGGAGAACCTATGAACAATCCAGAGACTATTATCCGTGGTATTATAAAAGAAGCAGCAATGACATCTAGCGGTGTCGAAGGTGATTATGAAGGAGATATGGCTCGTGGTGAACTACAAGCCATCATTGCAAATGCTCAAGATCTGTTGAGCCAGATCGAAGAGAAGACAGAACTAGAAGCATGGGTTCAATCTAAGATCACCAAAGCCGCTGATTACATTTCATCTGTTCGTAATTACATGCAGGGGCAGCAACACAGAATGCAATCCTCTGGTATGCACGAACAAAAGAATGCAATAGTACAAGCAGTTGCTTCTCATGTTGGAAGTACGAATCCAAAAAAGGTAAAGTCACATTTTAATCATGATGAAAAGGCAGCAAAAGAAATTGTTAAACTTGCAAACTCAATGGAAGAACAATTAGTAGCTGATGAAAAACAAAACAAAGAATTGAGAGAGGCTTGCTGGAAAGGTTATGTAGCTAAGGGAACAAAGAACAAGGGTGGAAGAACAGTTCCAAACTGTGTCCCACTTGAAGAAGCAAAGTCCGAAGCATGGCAGCGCAAAGAAGGTAAAGACCCAGAGGGTGGATTGAATGAAAAAGGTGTAGCTTCATATCGTAAAGCAAACCCCGGTTCTAAACTACAGACTGCCGTTACAACCGAACCATCTAAACTAAAACCTGGTTCTAAGAAAGCAAAGCGCCGTAAATCATTCTGCTCTCGTATGAAGGGAATGAAAGCCAAACTAACCTCTGCTAAGACTGCTCGTAATCCAGATTCGCGCATTAACAAATCTCTAAGAAAGTGGAACTGTGAATGATTCCAAAGAAACCACAACCCACACCAATTCCATTTCGAAAAGTTGAACCACCTAAAGTGACAAAAAAGAAATGTAATTGCGCCAAAAACAATATAAATAAAAAGTAACTCTCTGGGATTGTATCTCAGAATTGACCTCCCGATCTACGCACGGGAGGTTTCTTTTTAATAAATACCTATATGAGACTATTTGAAGGCATTACCGCAAAGCAGGTTCAGAATACTCCACATGGATTTTTAGGAGATACTAGTACCCATCCGAGGTATACTCAGCACGATTATAAGTTTGTGGGTAGAGATAACAAGACAGTTGGGATTGTTACGATCAAAAAACAACATTCATGGGATCGACCATTCAGTGGTTCGGGTAACCACAGTACTTCGAATATCTCATTCACTATCAACAATTCTGTTGTACGCCCAACTAGAGTATCAACAGAGGACACTTTGCATGTACTTCGCCATGTAGCGTCTGCAGTGAATCACCATATGACAAGATTTCCACAGACGAGTCTACAATGGCAAACCACAGATTCACGAAAGAATAGACTCTATAAGAAACTAACAGAGCTACAACCAAAAAAAGAAAAAGATACTAAATGAAAAATTACATATCAAAATATTTAATAGAACAATATGACAAGCAGGACAAGGTTGATGACTTCGTTAAATTTGCAGCGCACCATCTTGACTTAGCAACTCCTTCTGTTATACTGCTCGATGAGAGAGAACCAGAGATGACAACTGCCAGTTACAATATGAAAACTGGAGAGATAAAAGTCTACATCAAAGATCGAGCTGTGTTTGATATATGCCGTAGTATTGCACACGAGATGGTTCATAAAGCACAACACGAAAAGAGTGATGATCTAGATGGTTCTACTGGATCTCCACATGAAGACGAAGCAAACGCTATGGCTGGTCGAATCGTAAGAATGTATGGAAAAGAGCACCCAGACTTCTATGAATGATAACATTAAATATGTAAAAGGATTACTAACTGAAATGAAGGACTTTACTTCTTCTCCTCGTTATGCTGCAGACAGATTACATCAACAAATAGTACATGATGATATTCATATTCCAATATCAAAACATATTCGTAAACTAGGTTTCTTCGCCAATAAGCCTGAGTACACAAAAGGAATGGCAGAATATAACATCAACGGAAACTATAGAGGAAACGAAGTTCTTACTAATCAGCTAGGAATCGGAAAGTCATTAGTTCCGATCCCACAACACCATCCAACGCAGGAACATTCAATACGCCATTTGGTGGATCGTGCGTTTGGTAAGAAGCCATCGAAGTATTTGAATTATTTAAAAACTGTACACGACTCCGTAGATTCTGCAATTCAAAAGCATAGAGCAGCGTGGGAAAGTTCACACACAAATGCAAACGATACAATTGCCGCTATTAAAGCATCAACTATGAATCAATTTCGTGGAGCTACACCAATTGGATCAAACATAGAAGATCAACAAAGAATGGCACATCACCATTCTGAAATGGCAGCAGAACACGAGAAGCACATTAGAAGTCTTACTCAACATAAACAAACTATTGTAAATCATGCAAGAGGATTGGGTTCTGTCTATGCTGTAGATCTAACAGAACCAGAACATGGAAATTTAAACTCTCATAAGTTAGTGTCGGGAGTATGGGATGAGGTGTTCTGATGGTAGGGATCATTCGAGATATATCTAATAAAGAACTAACTAAAATCATCAACCCATCCACCGAGTGGATGATTGAGCAACTTGAGAATAATGTGTGCCAAGTATTTTTTAGAAAAAGATTGAATGGTCAGTTTCGGTCGCTAAGATGTACTAGGAATATAAGAAAGCTTCCTAGAAAGTATAAGATACAGTATGCACAAGGCATACAAAATCCGCAAGGATACGCTGACATCATCCCCGTATGGGATAATGAAAGTAGAGATTGGAAAAGTTTTCATCGAACCAGTGTTATAAGTTTTATAGTATTACTTGGAGTGTAATTATGGAAAATATAGAAATGTCTAATATCATGCAATCACCAACCGCCTCTATTATTATCTCTGATGGTGGAGACTCTGTTTTAGTTTTATCCGATTGGAATGTTGAGGGTGCTATCGATGGATACACTAAGGACGAAGTTAAATCACTTATTAATATTCTTATGGAATCGTGGGAACTTATGGATAAATATAATAAAGCAAATGAGAGTTTGCCTTTATTCGAACCAACGGGATCTTCCAACGATGTTACCAAACAAAACTCGGCACTCGGATGAATGGACTAATACTCTAATAGAATTGTCAAGAGATGCAGTTGTTGCATACGAACAATATCTGTTGGATAAGCTTGACCATAATTCTTTAGCAAAGGTTATGAAAAAGCTACACAATGTGTTACCATCTGCAGAATATCCAAAAGCAAAGAAGATTGAAAATAGAGAACCCAAAGATTATTTTGAGTAAATTATGAATATATTTGTATTAGATGCAGACCCATTTGTGGCTGCACAAATGATGTGTGATAAACATGTAGTTAAAATGATTCTCGAAGGATGCCAGATGCTTTCAACTGTGCATTCTTTAGATGTTGTACAGGATAATAAACGAACATTATATAAGCCATGTTTTCATAATCACCCATGCACTATTTGGGCAAGGGCATCTAAATCCAATTACTATTGGCTAGCAAACCATACTTATGAATTGACTAATGAATATACTAGCCGTTATGGTAAAACCCATAAATCAACTAGTATGGCACAATGGTTTACATGTAATGTGCCTAGCAATCTTCCAAACACTATTTGCACTAAGTTTGCTCAAGCCATGCCTGAAGTGTATAAAAACACAGATGCAGTAAAAGCATATCGTGCCTATTATGTCGGAGACAAACGTAGGTTTGCAAAGTGGTCTAACGGAAAAACTCCAAAATGGTTTCTTGACGAATGCGAAAAACATGATATACTTATAGATCAAGGAGCAACCCAATGAACATCTATATGAATTTTAATGTTACCATATGTTACTATACTGATATGATATTATATTAAATAGGAGCCTGTACTCTTTAACACAGTAGATTTAGGTGGTTTAGAGACATCCACGCTAAGTCGAGATTAAAACTCTCGTCGTAAGGAGAATCGACGCCTCCCCTGCGAATACTAGGTAAACGATTCTCCCTGACCTTAAAAGTCAGGGATTTTTAATTGACGATTGTGTTGTTGTGTGTTATACTTCAGTCTAACAAGTCGCCTCTATAGCTCAGCTGGTAGAGCATTCCGCTTTTAACGGAATGGTCCTAGGTTCGATCCCTAGTGGAGGCATTTGCAAGTGTTAGGCTCCATCGTCTAGCCTGGTTAGGACACGGCACTTTCAATGCCATAACAGGAGTTCAAATCTCCTTGGAGTCACTGTATTTAAAGGAGTTAAACTATGAAAACTGCTAGTATATGCCCAATGTATATTGATGAAAACGAAAAAGATATTATCTTTGTTGTCTTGTATTATTTGGATAACGAAGTAGTTAAGCGTTTCGCTTTTCGCGACCACATGAAAGCAGAAGAATCTTCACTTTCTTGGACAAAAGTATTGACACCAGATTTAAATTGTGTATAATGAACTAAGTTAAACTAATGGTGATTGTATAGACTTACACCATTAATCTCTTCTAACAAAGTCTAGTAAAGGATTGTAAATTATGGCTAACACTATTAGCAAGACTCGTAAGGTTATTAACTATCTCGCAAACGGTAAGACTATTACCGCCTCCGAAGCACGCGCTCGATTTGGTGTGAAGAATCTTCGCGCCACCATGAGCAACATTCGTGAGCTTGTTGAGCGCCATGACAATTGGCAAGTTGAGACTGATATTTCTGCAACGGGTAAGACTCGTTACAGTATGGTTGACACACATCCCGGTGATCGCACCTACGGGTTCCGTCCCGATGGTTCGCGCTATATGCTTTGATTGGATGTTTGTTTCTGCGAGGGGGGTGTTGAGCAATCAACACCCCCTTTTCGTGTATAGATATTATGGAGGATCTATATGGAACCAAAGTATTTTTATACAAAAGCACATATTGATGGAAGATGTATTGACTTACTTCTCACTGCAGCAGAAGTGGCTCGTGCATTTAGCAGAGCAAAAGAAAACCCAAAAGATGTAGCTGATTATCGTGGGTACACTGAACTTTGTTGTAGTGTCCCAACAGTACCAAAGAAATGTAGTATTTGGGAAAAGCTTCTAGGTAAATGTAATTGTGATTGAGGAAAATTATGAGTAATATTAAAATGGTTCGTTTGACTTCTGGTGAAGAAATTATTTGCAAGTACAACAAGGGTGAAGAGTGTCACATTCTCAAGGATTCTGCAATTCTGTTCTCTGTTGGTCAAGGAAAGTTGGCATTTGCAAAGTGGATGCCTTACTTGAGTGAAGAGACACATAAGACTGGCATTTCAATTCCAGATAAGTTTGTTATGTTTGTCGTTGACATCGATTCAGAGATGTCCGGGCAGTATCAGGGAATGATCTCTGGGCTAGTGGTTCCAAGTAATGGACCTGTTGGCGCAAACAGTGGATTGAAGCTTACGGTTTAAGTTAGTGATGCGGTATGAAATACTACCGCAAATATTCTCGTAGCTCAGTTGGATAGAGCACTTGCCTTCTAAGCCAGTGGTCGTTGGTTCGAATCCAACCGGGAATGTTTTATTATGATGGTCTTCGGTAGCTCAGTTGGTAGTAGCGCGAAACTGTTAATTTCGATGTCGCTGGTTCGAATCCAGCCCGAGGAGTTTTGGTAGTACAAAATTTGCTAACACTATATACTAATATGGAAAATACCTGTAGCAAATGTAATAAAAAATATGTTTATGATCGCAAAAATGGTCATAGAAAAACTGTTTGCAACTCATGTAATGTTACGCAATTTCGTAGAAGAAGAAAAGAAAATTGTGTAATTTACAAGGGTGGTAAATGCGAAAAATGTGGTTATAATAAATGTTTAGGTGCATTACAGTTTCATCATTTAGATCCAAGTAAAAAACAATTTGGTCTATCTGCAAGAGGCGTACCAAGATCTTGGGAAAAATGTAAAATAGAATTAAATAAATGTATAATGTTGTGTGCAAATTGTCATGCAGAATTACATAACATATGATAATAATTGTTTTGTTTTCTTTGATTGGTGTTAGCATTGCCAATTGGATATATGCAGATTTATGCTATAATAAATTATATGCAGATAAACCTTGGACAGTTTATGGGTTATGCATGTTTGCTGCATTCATTAGTACGAATGGTTGGTTTTTCTTGATACGCAATATCAAGTCACCAAAAGAATTAGTACTAACAAATATTCTTTGGGATGTTGGTGCCACAATATTGTGTATAGTTTTTCCAATATTACTATACAATGTAAGAATTGATACGAAAACTATTATTGGTTGCATTATCGCCATTATCGGGTTGATTATTGCAAAGATATAAAATTGCAGATTATAGATATTAAAAAGGATACCTATGGGTTCAAATGGTAAGCATGGTGCGGGTAAGGGAGATAAGTACCGACCAGTAGATTCTAAAGTTTGGTCTGAAAATTGGGATATGATTTTCAATAAGAAAAAGAAAAAGAAAAAGGATAAGTCAAAATGACATATACACCCGGTTCTGCCTACGACGCAGGATATACAGCTAGAATTAATGGCGGAGAAAAAGCATCCAATGTTCACGAAGGAGCTAACAGCTATTGGCAAGAATGGGCTGTTGGTTGGAATGACGCTAATGAAAAGATCATAAGCGATTCCCGCATTCGTAACGAAGGAAAGCTAAATGAGAGCAAGCGACTCTTTCTGCAAGACTGAAGAATCTCTATTAAAAAATCATCCCCTCTACGAAAATAGAGGGGATGATGTCATTTATAGATTGATGAAAGAAATTGAAGAATTAAAACAAAAGTTAAGTCAAACTACTATTGAATCTTGATTCCGTTTGAGTGATAGAATGTTACTATACCATTTTCTTTTTTGGCATATGCTAAAATAAATTTTGGTGGTTTTGTTGCATTTGCTACATTGTTTACTGGACTGTCATTCATACTGGATATAACTGTTGTTGTTCCGATATCAGATATCAAGATCAATGTGTTACTAAGAGAACCTTCAATTCTTAGTAAATTTCTAGATGCACCACATGGTGCATTTGCAGAGTCTCCTCCTGTATTATCTTTCAGCTCCGGATATTCATTACAAGTAATTATATTACCAGTATCAATTGTGAAAATTATCCAGCATACTTGAGTATTTGTCATGCTGGTGAGATCAACACTTATGGTTTTATTTTCTAATAGGTGAATATAATCTATATTATTAATAAAGGTGTTTGATTTTATTTGATCTTGAAAAGAACTGTCTACATTATTAATTATTTCTTTATGTGCAGAAACAACACGATATTGATCTGGGCTTGCAGTTATAGTATATGTTCCATTTGGTGAAGCGCCAATACTAATAGACATCGGATCTAATGGAATTATATTGTTCGCGCTATAACCAAAATTATCAAACGGTCTGTTCATTTTTCTAACATATGTGCCAAATATATCTTCTGGGTTTTGCTGCAAATTAGCTTTAGTTAACCACTTATTATACCCTCGAATAGTTAAGCTTTGATTTTTATAAAATTTTTCTTGTAACTCATTTAATTCTGCTGCTTGCAACATTGTTTGTTGATTAAAAGCTATAGTATTACTGTTCTCAAAAATATTATTCTTAGATTCTCTAGACAAATATGGAGATTCTTTTAATGGAAATTTTGTGGAATTATCAGATATAGCATCTAGCGTTGAATTATCTGGTTGTTGTATCTGTCCTGGAAATTGATAAAATACTATTTCTGGTTTCTCTAAATTTTTTAATAGAATTTGAGTTGAAAATGCTAAAGCCAGACCGGCTTTGCCGGGTTGACCACCCTGAGAACTACCGCGATAACTAGCGGGATCTGTTGAAAAATCATTTGGATCATAAGTACTAAAACTTGTTGGATTAAATACTCCTGGATCCAATTCTTGATTTACAGTAATAGACATAAACCCGTTTGGTCCACCATCGAACACTTTACGATATAGGTTTTCTGCGCTGGTTTTGTCTAATGGTTGAATTTTACTTGAACATTTAGTTCCCACATAATTCCAACCCATGAATATAGTTTCTGGAGTAGAAGATTGTGTTATTGTAAAAGATGGATGCCCATCATCACCCTGGCCACCGAATGTACTCTGCCACAAATTTTGAGTAAAGCCGCCATACGAAATCATCTCTGTTCTTCCTAAAGATCTATCTGGTACTGCATCAATATTACCATTTGCTTTTTTGAACACCAAATACTTAGAAACTCGCATATGAGCATCTACATCATATACCGGCCAACCTTTGTTAATATCCATTATATTAGTTGGAAGAGTTCCCAGTAAAACTTTGTGCCGTAATATGCTACTAGGTATTGATTCTTGTCCTCGTTTCATTACCCATAGTCTATAACTGTCTTGAGTTAACATCCCATTTGGCGCAGAACACACAAAACTAGAAACTGGAAGATCCCAAGCAACACATGGGCATTGAAATATCCTACTTATAGTCTGTTCGCTACTTGAATCAAAGAATGAAAATGTTTGATCTCTTTCACATGGTTGTGCTGTTATTGGATGCCCTACTGTTATTAAATATTCTTCTCCGCCGTCTTCATAAGCAGGACCAGTATTTTTAATTAAAACCATACCATTATTAAATGCATTGTACCAAAGATTAGAATTATTCCAATATCTATAATTCTGTATTGGATTATCTCCATCTGGATCATCGATGGGCATAATATCTACATCAAATGGATCTATAAGTCTTGCTGGATATGGAAGACCACCATCTGGTACTATAGAAGAACCAAAAATATCAATGCTGTTTTGTGGAGTTATATCTGCACACCCATTGTTCGCAGCCTCCTGCTGTGATCCCACAGCACAATACAACCACCATGCTTTGCAGAAAGGCCACGGACGAATTTGAGAATTGCAAGAAGCACCACACCAAATACCACCATTATCTCCGTGTGATTTGCCAGCAGGATTAACAGTACATCCACTAAAATTTGCACTATAGTTAATTGATTGATTACTAACAACTACTGTTTCATTTCTAAAAAATGCCGAAGTATTTACTTCAGATATTGGGAATTGAGCAAATTCCGGATACTGATGGTGGTGACCACCATAATTGTAGATATCAACAAGTGTAGTGAGATTTGAGTTATAGGGTTCTAACCATGTCATAGTAGAAATATGTATATGCATAAATAACATGACGGGCTACACTCGCGAACTACGCAGTTCATGCGAAAAAGGAACTTCGCTACCTTTCGACCGTCAGACCGGGGAGTTGGGCACTCCCCGGTTATTTTTATCTACATACTAATATGGCATTCAACGAAAACATAAACATCATACCTGTTGTGTACCTGAAATACGGAGTAGATGGAATCACTGGTGGAATAACTGGCACCTATGTTATAGTCGATGGTAAAAGAGTTCCCGGAATAACAGGAGCAGATGTTCATATAACCGATGACTGGGAAGCCTTAGTGAAATATACTCAAATTAGTTCTTGACGAGTTTGTATATCTTGTTATAATTCACTCATGGTTATTGCTCAAGCAGAAGAATATCTTCAAATGGCTTATCCTATCTGCTTGACTATACCAAGGCAGAAAAAACATGTTTCTTTGATTATATGCAAAAAGAGAATCATTGCAACTGGCATGAATTTCTTTAAAACTCATCCAATGGCAAAAGAGATTGGATATAACTTCGAAGAAATGCACTCTGAGCTAGATGCTTTTAGGAAACTTACAAAAGAAGACAAAGGCAAAAAACTACATCTAATTAATGTTAGGTTTAATAAGTTTGGGCAGATGCGAATGTCCAAGCCATGCGAAAAATGTTTACCTTGGTGTATTGAAGTTTTCCACACAATACACTATACTACAGACTATGGTGTTCAACGAATTGAATACTAAATTACTCATACCTTATACAAAAGGAAATTTTATGTTTTACCGTGAAGTTAATTATCATCACTATTTGGTTGGAGCTGTTGTTTTTGGTGCAGTTTTTCTCAACTCTGCAAAGATTGAATCATCCGATTGGGTTTCCGGTGCTGGCGTTGCTGCTGTGATCTGTCTTGGTTTTGGTGTTTCGACACTACTTCGCTATGCGCGAAACACCAAGGAAGATCTACGAGCTGCTACTGAATTTGCTCGTGAAGAAGAACTTCGCCGCGAATACAGTGATCGCATTTCCACACTTGAGCGTACCATTGATCGCATGAACGAGAAGGCTTAAAACATTGCCCACGGGGGCAATCATGGCGCGGTGGCGGAATTGGCATACGCAGCAGACTTAAAATCTGCCGACTGTAAAGTCTTGTGGGTTCAAGTCCCACCCGTGCTATTTAAAGGAGAGATTATGTTCAGAATTCATATTGATATTCCTCTACAACTTTCAGAAGAAGAAGCAGTTGCTGTTACTAAGCAAGTAATTGAATTGTTAGATAAGACTAAACTACTGCCAGTAGGAGTAGAGCAAATCAACTACAGGTTAGGTAACGATGAAGATCGACAGAATAGTAACTACTTAGTAAAAAATGAAAAGGGACATGTAACCAATAAAAAAAGTAACATTTATTGGTTGTAACTTACCAAACATCAGTGTATAATTGATACACCACATGGGATGTGGGGGTCTCGGAGGCCCAGCCTTGCTTATAACGAGGTGGCAGTAGGTTCGAATCCTATACATCCTATTTACGAATATATAATATTATGGCAGATCCTTTCTCATACAACATCGACCCTTCTCTTTTAAATACTGACTTTGGTTTTAGTACAGTCAATGAGAGTGAACTAGGCGAGCTTATAGCACCATCTCCTGCAGACTCAGATGAGATTGCTGCAATTAAAGCTAAGCTCGATATGATCCTAGAAATTAACTCCACATGCGATGGAGCTATTGCCGTTAAGAATCAATACGATGAGTTGTTAAAGGCACGAATGGGAGAAATAGAAAAAGTCATTCTGCCATTGCTTGTAAGTTTGAAGAAGAACATTGCCAAAGATTATATCTTCTGGCCAGGTAAACAAAGAGACACTCAGTGTGATTTGCAAATTCATAAACTATTAAATTTAACACGCGCTAAGCTTTGATATATTAAGCAAGAGTACTCAAGCGGACAACGAGGGCAGACTGTAAATCTGCTGATTCATTTCTACGAAGGTTCGAATCCCTCCTCTTGCATTGACATTGTTGATCTCGGAACGAGAGTTGCACAACACAGGGGTTCGACTCCCCTCGGGTCCATTCGGTTCATGGGAACCAACCCAAGTATTAGTTGTTAAGGGGCCCGATAAGGTATCGATTGGCAAGTAGTAGTGAAGAAGTAGATGTCCGTTTCGGGTAACAAGAAACGTAAATAAACAGTTGCAAACCATGATTGCTAACCAATTAGCAATGGCTGCTTAAAGCAGTGGGGACTGGTCATCCCGCATCTGAATTGACTCACCTCTGGCAACAGGGGTGTTTTTATTTAACTATTTTTATTTTAAAGAACAAACTTCTATTAGAAGAAGACGTTAGATATATTTCTTTATTTTGTTTACCAGTCTGTATTGAAATATATGAACTTGATGTTCCTGGCTTTCCAATATTAATAATATTATCCACGATTGGTGTTACTATTTTTTCTGGATTTGTAGAAGAGAACGCAAACGAATAATTTAATAAAGTCGGATCGCTAGTTGATATCTTTATAGTGGTATCAATTCCAACAGCAACTTCGTTTAATGCTATTCCATCTTGAGTTATTGCTAGTTTTCCGCCTATTGTTGCTAGCTTTATACTTATATTCTTAACTGTAGTTTTAGGTCTAACAGTGCTTGATATAGCTAATATTGTGGTGGCATCAGTTGTTGTTAGAGCAACGGTGGGAGTCGGCACTACAGCAGTTGTATTTGTTGATGCAACTGTTGCAACTGTTGTTGATAGTGAATTGATATCATCGCAGGTGACGTATGGAGTATATGTTGCCGATGCTGCTTTTAGCTGGGTTGATCTATCTGTGCATTGAAATGAATTTTGGGATGGTAAACATATACTAGAACCATCTACAAATCTAAGCACACAGGTTCCATAAGTTTTATTATCTAAATCAACTTCTGTTGAAGATTCTCCCTCGAAGTATAAATTAACTAGGATACCATTTCCTATCAGATTCTCATCAGCGATTGCCGATTCTACTTCAATACATTCAAAGCCATCAGTATCGATGAATATATTTTTTACTTTTAACTTTGTCCATTTATTATTATCAGTTCCAGAAAAATCAACATAGTCACCCACTCTAGCACCCAACCGAGTAAATGAATACAATCCATTTGGAATAGTATTTTTAATTATATTGGTTCTTTGTTGGGTATCGGAAACTCCACCGGATTTATTCAGCTGTGGTGTGTCTGTAAAGAATTTAGAATTATAGAAATCTCTAGAAGAGGGCATACTAGCATTTGAAATTAAGTTAGCTTTTATTAACTTATTTTGTTCAAATGATGTGAACTGATAAATGCCAGAAAGGTCAGCTGATGTACCAGATGCATCATTCACATAGATAGTATCGGTATATTCAAATGTAATTCCTGAAGTAAGAGAATTAAAGAATGAAGAGATATACGACAGATCATCTGCGTTCTTAGAATTACTATAATCAATTATTACTTTAGTCTGATTGCTATAGAATGTGAAAGACGGAGTTGTTACTAAGTTTCTATTTACCTTATAGTAATAACTCTGCTTCGAAGCAAACACTAATCCAAAAAACAGATCACTGCCAACAAGATGAAATGATCTCTTGTCTTTCTGTGTGAATGTTCTTTTTGTGTTTCTTCGTATTCCTGACATATCATGAACCGATGTAACTTAACTTCTGTGATCCAGTAACTGATCTGGCATACAATCCGTTAACATTAGCACACTCTATGAATATGCTTTCACCAGCTTCTAGTGGATACCCATCGGTGGTGTTAGTAAGCAATGCAGATCCACCAACATACACAATGTCTGTGTTGGTGCTGTGTGCCTTGAGTGTAACTCCAACCTTGAGTGTTATGTTTGCTTCCAACTGACCAGCAGATGGAGTTATAGTCTTAGTCGCACTAGCTACTTTGCCTGGTCGAGTAATCTCGGAGATCTTAGCTCTAAGATTTCCATTGGTTATATCTGTCTTGAGCGAAGATATAACTGCTGTGTTTGTTTTGATATCTGTCAAGCGCGATACTAATGGATTCGTCTCTAAAGTAAGAGCATTAACTATTGCAGTATCATCTATCGATAGATCATTCGTTACATTTACATCAAGAGGAGTAGTAGCAGTGACTTCGATAGCATCCCCATTTTCGCCCTTTACAACAATAGCTCCACCACCAGTGGTTCCTGCAACAACAAGAGGAATGTTGTTATAGTTAGAAACTCCAGTATTGGCAGATATACTCACAGTTGCAGTAAAGCCAGCATTAGTCATATAGACGTTTAAAGCATTAGCTGTGGATGATAAAGTCGAACCAGCAGAATCAAATAGCTTGGTGAGAACTTTACTACCAAGATCTGAACCAAGGCATGATACAGTATCAGTGACTGCGTTTAGATATCTACCACCACTAACAGCAACAGATCCTGTTACGGTAATACTGTCGGTAGAAGATGAGAAATATCTACCACCAGTAATTGCTACAGCATTAACAGTGTTACCAGCAGAACCAGCTCCACCAACTATGATTGGTTGAGAAATTTTCAGAGTTCCTGTAACACCGATGAGAACTCCGTTAGTCACTCCTTGAATGTTTCCAGTGACTGGTAATTGATATCCAGTGCTTCCTTTGACATATACAAAGCCACCAGTAGTTCCACTATTCTGCACAGTGACTGTTCCAGACACAGAGCCAGATATTCCTAGTATAGTACTTGGATTGGTGGAATAAATATTAACAGGAAGAGGAGTAGTCTGCGATACCCGGAATGCTTCTCCGCTTGCACCCCACATCACCTTGGTTATTTGAACGTGTGCAGCATCTGAACTTATACCATTGACATATAAGTAATCTGTTGCTATACTTGCGGTGTTTCCTGAAACATCAATCGTCAGGTCTTTATCGGTGTCTGCCATTAAAATTCTCCGTATTAGTAAAAGTATGTATAACCATAGAAATAGGAACTAAAATGATATTTGATCCAGAAAAACAACAACAGTTTTGTAAAAAAGTGGAGATACACATAAGCAAATGGAATGGCACATACTTAGAAGCCGTGATGGCTGTCACCGAAGACATGGAGATTGAACCAGAAGTTGCTGCGAAGTTTCTAACAAAACCAATCATCGAGAAGCTTCAAGAAGAGGCACGCCAGATTAATCTTCTACCAAAAATAAAGAATAAACTACCAATTTAAGTATTATGTGTTATAATTACTTATGTCGAGGCGGGGAGTTCCCGTCAAAATTTAACCGTGGGTAGATCCCACAAAGGATACGAATGTCATCATTTAGCGATTTTAAGAACAAGGCAAAGTCAAGCATCAGTGATCTTTCGAAGGCTCTTGAGAGTATCGAAGGAAAGAAGGATTATAAGGATGATCGCTTCTGGCGTGCCACACCGGATAAGTCCGGAAACGGGTATGCAGTAATTCGGTTTCTGCCAGCACCGAAGCAGGAAGAACTTCCATTCATCAAACTATACTCTCATGCCTTTCAGGGAAAGAATGGTTGGTTCATTGAGAACTGCTTGACAACAAGCGGTGCAAAGTGTCCTGTGTGCGAGTTGAATAACGAATTGTGGAATAGTGGAATTGAATCAGACAAGAACATTGCTCGTGAGCGCAAGCGTAAGTTGTCTTACATTTCCAACATTCTTGTAATCAAGGATGAATCTAATCCACAGAACGAAGGAAAGGTATTCCTCTTCAAGTATGGTATCAAGATCTTCGATAAGATCAAGGAAGCAATGTATCCAGAATTCAAGGATGAGAGTGCAATGGATCCGTTTAACTTCTGGGCGGGTGCTGACTTCAAGTTGAAGATTCGTAAGGTGGCTGGTTATACCAACTACGACAAGTCAGAATTTTCTCCTGCATCTCCTCTACTTGGTGGAGATGATGCAAAGTTGGAAGCAATTTGGAACAAGCAATATCCTCTCAATGAGTTTGTTTCTCCAAAGAACTTCAAGGACTATGCAACTCTGAAGACTCGTCTGTATGAGATTCTTGGAGATGATGTTCGATCTGGCGTTATGGATAATCAAAGTCGTGCCGAAGACGAGACGATTGAGACTCCATTCGACAGCAAGGACCCTAGGGAAGAAAACAGGCAGTCTGCTAAGAGTCGTAGTAAGACTTCGGGTAAGAAGCAAGAGCCATCTCCAACAGATGAGCCAGGAGAGGAAATGGATTCTCTCTCGTACTTCCAGAAGCTAGCTGGCGACTGAGATAATTTGTAATTAGTTAATCTTAAGAAAGAACCCCATCTCGGTGGGGTTCTTTTTATTTAACCATATTCTCTTCTGTAATTTGGTAACATGAATGAATCATCTGCAGTTTTTCTGTATACGTCGTATTGATTAGATACTGAGTTTACAATGGTAGCATTAGATCTAGCATCATTTGATACAGACACAGATTCTTTCTTATCGTTTCCTCCAAATACTGCATCTATTAGTTTACCACCCACAGTAGCATATGCCCCTGCAAGTCCTCCAACTGCAATACCTAGTCCTGCCGCAACCCCACCAACTCCTGCCGCAATTCCTCCCACTGCAGCTAATGCTCCTCCACCGCCAACTATGCCTCCTAGCATAGAACCCATACCACCTCCTCCTCCTCCTCCAGGCACTCCTATTCCTCCACCACCACCCCCGCCACCTTCGCCACCACCTCCACCAGGCATTGCTCCTGCAAGTTTTGAAACTTTACCCAAACCTCCTGCAACTTTACTAGCACCACCAGCCATTGCTCCAACTCCTTTTAATGCTCCCATTGCAGCTCCTCCAACGCCAGGCAAAGCTATCGTTGCTGCTACCTGAGCAACTGTAGTAACTGCATCAACAATTCCTGCAATTCCTCTAGCGGCACCTGCTCCTGCTTCTTCTGGGATGTCCGCTGTTTTTAATGTTTCTTCTGCTGCTGCTTGCGCTTGTTGTGGATCTGATCCTACTCCATTGTCGAAGTTTGATTCGATTTTTGTTTCAGAACCCTTAGCTGGTCCAGTTGCTGTTGATATTGAACCACTAGCAGCCACAGGAGTAGGAGCAGCAGCCGCAGGAGCAGCAGCCGCAGGAGCAGCAGCCGCAGGAGCAGCAGCCGCAGGAGCAGCAGCCGCAGGAGCAGCAGCCGCAGGAGCAGCAGCCGCA